GTATGAGAATAAAACTGCCTGAACATAGCGGAGATATTACATTATTGCAATACCAAAAGTATTATGACCTATTGCAACGTGAGGGATTGGATGAGTACCAAATCAATCAACGTAAGATACAGATATTCACGGGTATTAAACCTAACGAATATAAGGGAGTGCAACAGTCCGACATTGAGGACATGTTAAAGCAAATCGATATAGCTTTAGAAACGCCTTTTCAGTTTGTTAACAGGTTTAAAATAGAGGATATGGAGTTTGGGTTTATTCCTAATTTAGATAAGATTACAGGAGGGGAATATTTCGATTTGAGTAAATATGGTACAGACGTAGAAACTTTACATAATCTTATGGCGGTTTTGTTTAGACAGATTAAGAACAAAGATGGCTTAGATAACTACTCAATAGTTCCTTACACTGGTACAGAACAATGGGCAGAGTTAATGAAACTCACTCCGATGAACGTGGTAAACGGGGCGTTGTTTTTTTTTGTGAATTTACGAACCGAGTTGTTGAGTTGTACCCTGAAATATATGGAGGAGGAACAAGCGAAGGAAAAGTCGCAAGCGATTACTTCTCAAAGTGGGGTTGGTATGCAACCATCGATAAATTAGCTAAAGGCAAGATTTGGAAGCATAAAGAGATTGAAGAAATGAACGTACATACATTGCATTTAAAACTAGCGCATGACATTGATAAAGCAAAGTTAAAGGCAACGATATTTAAAGCCAACAACGATAAAAATATACAGTTATAATGAACCAATACACTCAACTACTTTATTATATTAAGCAATTAGCCGAAGCCGATGAACTTGTTAACACAGTTACTAAAGGGGATTTTGCTTTAGTTGATTTAGATAAGGCTAATATATTTCAGTTGGTTCATATTAACATTACAGGGAGTAATTTCCCAAGCGACCAAACGATATTATTTAACGTTCAGATTGGAGCGTTTCAGCAAAGAGATGTAAATAAAGAAATTAGAACGGATAAGTTTTGGGAGCAAGACAATGAGGTCGACAATCATAACGAAACTTTAGCGGTACTAAATCGTATGTGGTTAAAGATGAAAACCGATTTTGAATTAAATAACATTACGGCAAGTGAAAATCCGTCTTTAGAAATACAAACATTTGTTAGGGGTAATACTTTAGATGGGTGGATTATGACTTTTGACGTAGAAATGCCAAACACAACAATTAGCCTTTGTGAACCCGACTAAAACATATTTAGATAACCTTGGAAAGTATATAGTTCAGCAGTCTAAAACAAATCTGACTAAGAAGCGTAAAAGAGATATAGGAGAATTATATAACTCGATTAGCTACGAGTTAAACGTTTATAAGAATAGCTTTCAGTTGTCATTTAAAATGACTGATTACGGGGAGTTTGTAGATAAAGGAGTAAAAGGTGTTAGTTCAAGTTTTAAAGCTCCTAACAGTCCGTTTAAGTTCGGAACAGGTAGCGGTGTAAAAGGAGGTTTAACTAACGGAATAGACGGATGGGTACAGCGTAAAAGAATACAGTTTAAAGATAGGGGCAATGGCAAGTTTATGAGTTATAAACAAACCTCCTTTTTAATTCGTAATTCGATTTGGAATAAAGGAATTGAAACCACTAACTTTTTTACTAAGCCGTTTGAGGATGCGTTTAAAAGATTGCCCGATGATTTGATTGAAGCCTACGCTTTAGAGGTTGAGGATTTATTAAAAACAAGTTTAAAATGATTAAAAGTTTATCGCCTTACTATTTAGAAATACCATTTGTCGCTCCATTAAGTGGACTTACTTGTACTGAATATTTGCTACAGATATTTGTTTGGAACGGTAGTAAAGCATCGACACCCGTTACACCGAGTTATGAAAAGACAATACCAAACCCAACGGCATCGACGGGTTATAGTAATGTTAATATCGCAAGGCTTGTAAATGACTTCATAGACTTTACACCGTTTGACACTTTGGTTACTGAATTAATAGATGGTAACAATCAGCAATGGGTTAAGACGCAAGTTTTATATACTACAGCCGACGAGGATGACTATGTGGCGCAATTAGAGAACACGGTATTAATGACTAAGGGTTATGGTTATGGTATGGACGGTCAAAACCCGCAAGTGCCTGTTAACAATATGCTTTTAAGCGGAACTGAATTTAAAGTACAAAGAAACGGTTATTTTGTCTTACCGATAATGATACAGGAAACAACCGATATAAGCGAAATTGTTTTAGATAGTGTTGTATTAGACACGGGTTCAAATTACGATTATAGCTTTACCCCTAACTTTAGTTTTACACAACTATACGCACAGGTAAGACCTGTAGGAAGTCCTACATGGGGAACACCTACTTTGTTTGCGGGAACAACATCGCCACAAAGCAGAATAGTGTCTATAACGCCATTTGAAACGAGAGTGTTCGCTTTTAATCCGCTAACAGGCAATACAATTTATTCTAACACCGTAACAGTATAATGATAACAGTTATATCATATCCCGACAATCAGATAAACGAAAGCATAGCAGAACCAACTTCTTTACTATCTAATGAAATGGTGCAAAATCTATGGGTAAATGTAGCGGAAGCAACGACAGACACCTATATTGAGATAGTATTTAACGGGGTTACTACAACTTTATTAATAACTGATGAGTGCAGATATACTCCTATTGATATATTCTTTCAAAATAAAGAGGGTGCATTACAAACTTTAACGTTTTTTAAGAAAAAAACGCCAAGATTAAATGTAACAAAAGAGGAATTTGAAACCGACAGAGGGCAACCTTTAGCGGGAAATCATCAATACGTTACATATAACGTACAGGGCAGAGGTGGTTTTAAAGCAAATAGCGGATTTGTAGCAGAAGCGATGAATGAAACGTTTGAGCAATTGCTATTAAGTGAGCGGGTTTGGATGTATTCTAACGAGATATTTAAGCCTTTAACTATTTCCACTTCTTCGTTTGAATATAAAACAAGACAGAATGATAGGTTAATTAACTATGAGATTGACTTCAACAATGCCTTTAACGAGATTAACAGTATATGATAATCGATATTTACATAGGTAATGACAAACTCGAAATCTTTAAAGATGAGGGAGTACAGTTAAATAGTTCTGTGGCTAATATTAATGATATTACTAAGAACACAACTGACTATACTCAAAACTTTACAGTACCCGCGAGTGATAACAACAATGCAATATTTAAGCATTATTACGATGCCGATATAGATAATGGTTTTGACGCAAGGGTAAAGGTTGACGGACGTATTGAAATTGATGGTATACCTTTTAAATATGGCAAATGGAAACTATTAAAGGTAAATGTAAAACAAGGTAAGCCTGCAAACTACTCTATTACTTTTACGGGGAATTTATTTAGCTTAAAAGAAAAGTTTAAAGATGATGAGTTAAGTGATTTAGATTTATCCGCTTTTGACCATACATATAATTCTACAAACGTGCAAACAGGTTTGGGGAGTAGCTTGTTTAGTGGGGATTTGATTTATAACCTTTTTGCAAAGAAGCAGTATTATTATAACAATCTTTCGAGTGATAACGTAAACACGGCAACGCTTGCTAATATCGCTTGGGGTGGTGGTGCTGATGTGGGTGTGTTATGGAGCGACTTAAAACCATCTTTACGTTTAATAAAGATTATAGAAGCTATTGAAACTAAATATAACATAACTTTTACACGTGACTTTTTTGGACGTGTAGAGTTTACGGATTTATTCATTTGGCTTAACGCTGACGCATCTATTTTAGGAACACCTACAGAGCAGTTAATCGATTGGGATAGTGGTAATGGAGCTGATTTCGGTTTGTCTTTAACTACAGACACGTGGACTAATACACAGGCATTACTTGACTTTTATAAATATAGAATTGTAATAGAGCCGACTGATGCTACAATACCATACAAAGTAATAGTAAAAAACTTTGGCGTTACCGTTGCTGAATTGAGTTGCGAGGGGGGGGATTTTACTTCTGAGGTAATTCCTATCCCTTTAGTAGGTGGAACTGATACACCTTTTGAGTATACGTTTTATTTATCAAGTAGTAACTCTATAACTTATGAAGCTGAAATATTACTAAGAAGAACAACACCATTAGGTACTTTAGATAGGGCATCCTTTGCGAGTAGTACAGCTTTAATAGATACTTTTGATGTATCGGCAAACGTGCCTAAAATGAAAGTATTAGACTTTATGAAGGGCTTATTTAATATGTTTAAGTTGGTGGTAATTGCAGACCAAAACGATAATATTTATGTAAACACTTTAAATGACTATTACGCATCGGGACAACTTTACGACTTAACGAGATATACAGATTTTTCAAGTTACGATGTAGAGCGTGGAACTTTACTTAACCAAATTAATTTTAACTTTCAAGAGCCTACGACAATATTGAACGAGCAGTTTAAACTTAATACGGGCATCGCTTATGGAGATGAGGAGTTAACGCTTGAAGACGAGAACGGGGAATTGTTAGATGGCGAAAGTTTTGATGTTGAACTACCTTTTGAACAAATAATTTATGAAAGATTATCCGACTTAAACGACAACCAATTAACCAACGTTGTTTATGGCGGAATATTTGATGCAAACATTGAACCTGTAAACCCAAAAGGTCATTTATTTTATAATAGACAAGTTGGTTTAAATACAAAGACGATTGCATTTATAGACGATACAGATACTAAAATACAATTAAATGCAATTAATATTCCACTGCATACTTTAGGATTTGACAACCCGCAATTTTCAACAATATTCGGGGCGGAGTTTAGCGAGTGGGATGGGTTGTTGATTACAAACACACTATACACCAATTACTATCAAAACTACATTGAATCCATATTTAATTCAAAGCGAAGAAACTTTTTATACACCTGTAAAAATATCCCTTTAAGGATTTTAACGAGTTTGGAGTTAAACGATGTAATTCAGATTAAAGAGAATTATTATAGAATTGATAATTATAATTTTAATCTATTAACAGGCGAAACAACATTTAAGTTAATCAATAGCTTTGATAATACAATCAACGGATTTAACGTTGATAGGACTGTTTTGTTTGTGGATTGGCAAGAGCAAACGCAATCTGTATACGTCACAAATTTAGACAACTTTGGTTATAGTAGTAGTGAGTTATGGGTTACGGCAAGCAACACGGGAAATATAGTTTATTTTTATATAGAGGCAAACGATACAGGTTTAACGAGAACAGCAACGGTTACAATACAAAACACCGCAACACTACAAGAGGTTGATGTGTTTATTTCACAATCGCCTAACTTAATAACCTTTGATACAACAGGAATAACTTTTGACACAACATTAATAACTTGGGATAATGGCTAAACAAACAATAAATATAGGGACAACGGCTAACGATAATACGGGAAATACAATCCGAGTTGGAGGCGATATGATAAACGACAACTTTACTGAGTTGTATGGTGTAGCGGGTTGGGGATATTATCAAGACAGTTTGGCTACGCCAACAATATCCGTAACAACGTCTTTTACACAAATAACGATTGATAAATTAGGGTCTTTAACAAACGAAAGTTATTTGCCTTATGAGATTAGAGGTAGCGGTTCTTTATGGGCGAGTGATAAGATTACACCTGTAAATATTGGAGATGACTACGATGGTCGTTTAGATATTCAAATAACCGCAAGAACGGGTTCACCTACTTACATTGAATTTATAATTGATATTAGCGGAAGCACACCCGATACTAATAGAATTTTCACGGGATATATGCTATCCACAAATGCAACCCCGTATCGTCAAAACCTACCGTTGGATTATTTTACATTATCTACGTTTGTAACTAACGGAGGTAAAATATACGCAAGGGTTGATACAGGAACGGTAACAGTAGGAAGCCGAGCAATTAAAATAAGTAGAAAAGGGAGGGGAGATATATGATAGCGCAAATAATTGACCTACTTCATAAACACGAATTTTACGGAGTAGGCAAAAATACGGAAATTGCAAAAGGCAAGCACGAGTTAATTACTGATTTTAAAACTTTCAGAACTAAAATAAAAAGACAATGGCAATCGAGAAAGTTGTAAATGTAGTTGTAAATATTAAGGGCGGAACTCAAACTACCCAACAAATTGAGAAGCTAAATACAAGCCTAAAAAAAGTTAAGGCAAGCACAGGTGAAGTTGCTACGGGAATGAAGCAGAGTGGCAACGCTATTTTAGAGAATGGTGGCGCAATGGGCTTGTTAAACGATTTAACAGGCGGTTATGCTATGACCGTAAAAGACGCAGTTGAGGCATCAGGCTTGTTTACAAAAGGAACCACAATTGCATCAACGGCACAAAAAGCGTATGCGTTAGTTGTAGGAAGTACAACAGGCGCATTAAAAGCCCTACGTGTTGCATTGGTTACAACAGGTTTAGGCGCATTAGTTGTAGCTATTGGTTATTTGGTTTCTAAGATGGGCGAGGCTAGTGACGCAACAGAGGAATTGACTGCAGACCAAGAGAGATTAAATAAACAATTAGTTGACACTAAAAAAAATACAGATGACCTTATTAAAGGATTAGACTATTATACAAGTCTTTCGCTATCACTTGCAAAAAGAAGAGGCGCGTCCAACAGAGAATTAAAAGCTATTGAAATTGATGGTATTAATTCAACAATACAAGCAAATCAAGATGAAATAAACGCTATAAAAGCAACGCAAGATGAAGAATATAAATTAACATCTGAACAAAATAAACGTATTCAAGAGTTGCGCGACCAAAATTTAACACTACTAAGACAAGGTAGGTTAGCAGTAATTGAATTTGAAACCGAGCAAACGGTAAAAGAAAGAGAATTAGCAAACGAAAACGCAAGAAAAGCAAGAGAGGACGCACAAAAAGCAAGAGAACAAGCAGAAAAAGAGCGTAAAGAGTTTGAAGAAAGTGTGCGTCAGGGTCAGATTGATTTACAATTAGCAACTACCGAAGCGGAATTTGAGCAAGGCAGATTAAGAGTTGAAGAGGCTGAAAGAGTTGCACGAGAGCTTCAAAAAATTGCAGAAGAACAAACCCGCATTGAAAAAGAAGAAGCGGAAAAAAGAAAGTTGTTTTACGAGATTACAGAAAAATCAAAAGTAGATATTACAAATAATACTTTTTCTTTATTAGGTGCTTTAGCAAAAAAGGGCGGTGCTTTAGCTAAAGCGGTTGCAATAGCTGATGTTATTCGTGGTCAGGTTTCAAGTGTTTCAAAGATTATATCAAGTACGGCAGAGGCAAACGCAAAAGCGGTAGCATTATCGCCACTAACAGCAGGACAACCATTTGTAACATTGAACACGGTTAGTGCAGGAATTGGAATTGCGTCATCAGTAGCAGGAGCAATTAAAGCAATTAAAGATATTAATTCAGAAAGTAAAAGTGCGGGTGGTGGTTCCATTAGTGGAGGAGGCGGTGCATCAGCCCCACCTGCACCATCTTTTAATTTAGTTGAGGGTACAGGTGCAAATCAAATCGCATCAGGTTTAGCAAATCAACGCCAACCAATACAGGCTTATGTAACAAGTGGAGCGGTAACAAGCGCCCAACAATTAGATAGAAATATTATTCGTGATGCAAGTTTATAATGCAGAAATGTAACAATAACAAATAAATTTTATTTATAAAGTATGAAGACATATTTAGCAAAATTTAATCCAAAAGTAAACGGCGGTGTTTATGCTATTTCATTAGTTGAAAATCCTGCAATGGAGGGTTTATTTATTGCGCTTTCAAAACAAGAGGAAATCAAATTTGCAGAGGTTGATAAAGAGCAACGTATTTTGATGGGATTGGTTTTAGAGCCTAATAAACCTGTTTACAGAAATCAAGGAGGAGAAGAGTTTAATATTGTTTTTAACGAAGACACTATTAAAGAATTATCGCATAACTTTTTTAAATTAGGTTATCAGCAAAATTCAACCATTGAACACGAAGCAGAGAGTAAAATACAAGGAGTTACATTTGTTGAGAGTTGGATTGTAGAAAATTCAAAAATAGATAAATCCGCAAACTTTGGTTTTAATTATCCAAAAGGGAGTTGGTTAGCCACAATGAAAGTTGATAGCGATGAAGTTTGGAATAACTATGTTAAAACAGGTAAAGTTCAAGGTTTCTCAGTAGACGCGTTATTGTCATTAGAAGAAGTTAAACTATCAAAAAACCAAACTATTGATGGATTAGATATTTGGTTTAAGGATGTAATGTTAACGCGAGGTGCAAACGTACAGGATTTAAAAGGTAATGACTTAAAAGATGGAAAACATCAGTTAATGAGCGATGTTATCATCGATGTTAAAAACGGAATTGTTACCGACATTCAAGAAGTAAATTTAAACACAATTAATATGAGTGAACAAGCAGAAAAAAGTTTTATAGAACTTTTGAAAGATTTGCCAAATCAAATCAAACTTGCCTTAACTCCAAAAAAAGAAGAAGTAGAAGTAAAATTAGGGAGTAAAAAACTTGCTGATGGTTCTTTGACTTTGGAATATGATGGAGAGGTTATGACGCAAGGCGGTGCGGTTTGGATTATGGCAGACGATGGTACAAAAGTACCTGCGCCAATTGGGGAGCATCCTTTAGAGGATGGAAGCATTTTAATTATTACCGAAGAGGGTAAAATTGGAGAAGTTAAACCAAAAGAGATGGAACAAATGGCAGACACAACACCTACTGCAAACAACGACGCGCAAATTGCTGAGGAAATTTCAACAGCAATTAAAAGTATTTTAATTAAATACAATGAGCAAGAAACAAGACTTTCAAAAGTTGAGCAAGAAAACGTTTTATTAAAAGAAACGGTTATTGAATTAGGTAAAGAACCTGCATCAAAAGGAATTAAACAACCTGAGGTAAATGTTGATTTATCAAAATTAGGAAAAAAAGAAAGATTATTATTAACACTTAGAGAAACAAAATAATGGCAACAAGAACATCAACATTAAGTGGTACTGAATTTCAGTTAGTAAGAACTGAAACCATTTCAACCGCAAAAACATTAACAAGCGCGGATAGTGGTAAGAAATTTACACTAAGCGGAACGGCAGGAGTAGAGATAACATTACCCGCAGTAACATTAACAGGTTTTAACGCACGTTTTACAATCGGTAGCGCATTCGCAACAACTAATTTTACAATCGTTTCAACTACAAATGTAATTCAAGGTAGCGCAGACGTAAATAGTACATTAGTTCCCGCATTAAATGAAAATACAATTTCATTTGTAGCATCAGCAGAAACAATCGGAGATTACATCGAAATCTATTCAGACGGCACAAACTTCTACGCTTACGGAATTGGACAAGCGGCAGGAGGAATAACATTTACCGCAGTTTAACAAAAAAATATATAAATAAGAAATGGCAACAACAACAACAGTAACGTCGAACTACGCAGGAAAAGAAGCGGGGGCGATTATCGGTAAAACATTTAAAGAGGCCGATACTTTAAGATTGAATTTAGTTACTTTAGCTCCAAACGTAGGGCATATATTGAATATGCAAAGAATCCGTTACACAGACGGGCGTACAGTATATTCATGCGGATTTGACCCGCAAGGCGGAGTAGTTTTAAATGAAAGAACCTTAACTCCTTTAAAACTTAAAAACGATTTACAGGTTTGTAAAGAAACTTTTAGAGCAACGTGGTCACAGGAAACAATGGGCGCAAGTGCATCAAATCCAAATGCACCTGCTGATATTATGGAGGCTATACAAGTAGAGGTTTTAGGAGAAACCGCAGAAGATGTTGATTACATGATTTGGAACGGGGATAGCGCAAACGTTAATGAGTGGGATGGTTTCTTAAAATTATTCTTAGCGGATTCCGCAGTTATCGACGTAGATATTGACGCAGTTACCGAAGCTAACGTAGTAGCGCAGTTGAAATTAGCTTTAGGCGCTATTCCTATTGCGTTACGCAGAAAAACATTAAATGTAATGGTTTCGCCTGATGTATTCCAATTTTATTCTTTCTCTTTAACTACTCCTGCTATCACAAACGGTTTAGGAGCAGAAGAAAGACAAATGAAATTCGGACGCTATACATTGACTGAGGTTAACGGATTACCTGCAAACACAATTGTAATCGCAGAGCAAAAGAATTTAGTATTTGGTACAGGATTAGAGGCAGACTTTAACCAACTTTCAATGGTTGACGAGGACGAAATCGGATTATTGACAGGTCAAATCAGAATGAAAATGGTTTATTCAGGTGGTGTACAATATTACAACTCTGAGGAAATTGTATGGGCACGTCCTATCGCATAACGAAAACAAGTAACAAAGGGAGTTTAGTTACTCCCTTTATTTTAAATTTATAAGTATGGCTTGTGATATTACAGCAGGAAGAGTTAAAGCCTGTAAACAAAACTTAGGAGGTGTAGGACGTGTATTTTTATTCAATTACGTTGCCGACCCTTTTACGGTTGCATCAGGCGTGGCAACGGCAATAAACCCTCTTTTGACAGAGGTTTTCGAATATGAAGTTGAGGGAGATGGAAATAATATTGTTGAAAATTTTGTTTCTGATAGAAATACAGGAACATCAGTAAACACCCAAACATCGACAATCAACTTAAAGAAAATTGACGCAACCACATCAGCGCAATTAAACCTATTAACATACGGTTTCCCAATGATGGTCATAAAAGACCGAAACGGAATTTATCACGCTATTGGAATTGACGATGGTATTGATTTTACCGTTTCACAAAACACAGGTGGAGCAAAAACTGAAATGAATGGATATGTTTTAACAGGGGTTTCAACTACAGGAGCATTATCTCCTAAATTAGACAGTTCAACGGTAACTGCATTTTTAGCATTGCTTCCATAATTTTTTTGAGATTATTTTTAAAGCCTTATTGTAACAAATGAGGCTTTTTTTATTCCAAATAGTAACAAAAAGCACTAAATTTTATTATATAAATATGAATGTAGTTAATCCAAACGATACGGCTCACGAAATTGTAATTATACCGAGATTTTACCCATCGGATGCTATTGTTGTAGATTTATTCAACGAGGCAAAACAAACATCAGAAATAGTAGAAAATACATACGGTGTTGAGAATGGAAAATTAACATTAAGATTTGATTACGAATTTATAGAGGGCGGTCGATTTCAAATAAAAATAACAGAAGCATCAGAAGTGGTTTATCGAGGTAAAATATTCGCTACAACACAAGAACCGCAAAATTATAGCACGTCAACAAACGCATACTATTACTAATGGAAGAAAATAAAATTAAACCATCGGATATAACGCTTATTCAAATGAATAACTATATCCGCCCAAAAATAGAAGAAAACAAATCTAAAAATTGGGTTTTAAATGGTAAAAATAATGGGTTCTATCAGTACTTAATTGATAGGTACAATGGTAGTCCTACAAATTCGGCCATTATAAACTCGTACGTCGATATGATTTATGCAGGCGGGTTAGGTGCTTATAATGCAAATACAAATACTTCTGATTGGATAAAGTTAAACGTTATTTTAAAAGCCGTTGATTTACGTAAAGTTATTTCAGATTTTGTAATATTTAACGAGTTTGATTGGCAAGCAATAAAAGCTAAAAATAAAAAAGATTTAGGAAGTTTAAAACACACACCAAAAGAAAGAGTAGCACCTGCTTTAGAAAACGAAGATGAAGAAATAGAAAATTATTGGTATTGCAGAGATTGGAGAAACATAAACAAATATCCACCTATTCCATTTGCATCATTTGGAACGTCAAAAGATGAAATTGAAATATACAACGGGAAACCTTATAAGGCAGGTAAAACCTATTTTGCAGACCCTGACTATTTAGCAGGGTTACCGTATTGCGAAATGGAGGAAGAAATAAGCAACTACTACATTAACCACATTAAAAACGGTTTGTCTTTTGGTTACATTATTAATATACCCGATGGTAATTCTTTATCTAACGAAGAAAAAGACGAATTAGAACGAAAAATAAAATCTAAACTCGTAGGATCAAGCAACGCAGGAAAATTTGTTTTGTCATTCAACGGACGTGATGCAGAAATTACCGTAACACCATTACAGGTAAATGATGCTCACAAACAATGGGAATATTTAACTTCTGAAAGCCGTCAACAAATTATGACTTCACACAGAGTTGTTAGCCCTATGTTATTTGGCATAAAAGACAACACGGGTTTTGGTAATAATGCCGACGAATTAAATGTAGCCCGTGAGCAGTTAATAAAATTTGTAATCGAGCCTAAACAACGGTTTATTTTAGATTCAATTGAGGAAATTTTACAATTTTATGGAATTAATTTACAATTGTATTTCAAACCTGTAAATAATCAAGTAACACAATTAAGTAGTCACAACGATGAAAAAAAAAATCCTGCTCTGAATGAGTTTTTAGAATTAGGAGAAGATTGTGAAGTTGAGGGTTATGAATTAATTGATGAAATTGAGGTTGATTACGATGAAGAGGAACATTTACAATTAGCAAGTACAGGAGTGGCATTTCCAAACGCTAAAAGTTCGCAGGATGGAGAGGATTATATAGTTAGATATAAATACACGGGCAGTTCGGTAGGAGAAAGGCCTTTTTGCAATAAAATGCTATCCGCTAACAAAATATATCGCAAAGAAGATATTATAGCAATGGGGGAAAAACCTGTTAATGCGGGAAGGGGGCCAAATGGAGCGAACACGTATTCAATTTGGTTGTATAAAGGGGGGGGAATTGCCACCACAAGTGGAACAGAGTAATTTATCTTAAAAAAGGCGTTAAAATAGATGTTAATTCGCCACTTGCACAGATAATTTCAACGTCAGAGGCACGTAGAAAAGGGCTAAAACTTGAAACAAATGATAGTTTAGTAAGCGTTGAGCCTCGAAATATGGCTAATAATGGATTTTTAAAAGAACAATAATGGCAGAATTTCTATTTCAAACACCGCAAGAGATAACCGCAACCACTATAATGGGCGGAAATGTAGACGTCGATAAGTACATTTTCTGTATCGCTAACGTTCAATTAACCGTTATTGAACCATTATTAGGAACAGAGTTATACGATAAAATCTATACAGAAGCAGAAGCGAGTACTTTAGCAGGAGATTATTTGATTTTGTATGATGAATACGTTAAACCAATTGTAAAAAACACAGCAGTAGCTGAGTATTTAACGATTGCATCATATATGGTACAAAATGGAGGTATATTTAAAAAGACAGGCGAAAATATTGAAGTAGTAGACAAACAGGAAGCGCAATTTTTAGCACAAAAGTACAACGGTTATGCTCAAATGTTTATACAACGTTTTAATAAATGGATTTGTAAAAACCCACTACCTGAATACAAATGCTATCAAGATGAAGTTAACGCAAACCGAAATATAAAAGTAACGGCGGGATGGAAATTAGACGGAGGTAATAATACTTGTGACAGACCATGGTATCTACAATAACAGAGGGATATACTCGAAAGTGTAAGGATTCACGAGGTGGAGTAGCCGAGGTTTATTTATTTCCCTACGTTGATTATTTGGATAGTCAAATAATAACAAACGGAAACATTTTAACCACATTTCCAAACACAACCATTTATAAATTCTATTCAAACACAATACCAAACGCAACAGAAAACCAAGAGCAGGACGCAGGAGGTAAATTTTTCAATCAAAGTATTTCTTTAGATTTACAATATTATGATGATTACGAAAACGTTTCGAAACTTATTAAAAAAGATTACCGTTTAATATTCAAAGACAACAACGGGTTATATCGAATATTCGGTTTATATAATAGCGTTAGTTCTGATTCTATTAATTACACAACGGGCGCAGGAAAAAGTGAGTTTAACGGCTTTAAAATGAGTTTTAGCGGTAAAGAAGAAAAGCAAAGTTTCTTTATTGAAAATTTATCGGATGCTGGGTTCGTTGAAGAAAGTTTTTTCAGAATAACAGAGTTAGGAGAATTTAGAATTACACAATCAGGAGAATATA